CAAGAGTCCGATGCTTTCTTTGGGGACACCCAAGACGAAGCAATTAAATTATACGCTGACAGCGTTCTATAGGGAGCAAGGAACGTAACGATGAAACGTAAAATATTTGAGAGGGTGGAGTACCACCACACGCCAGATGAAGATTTTTACACTTTTAATCTGACACCCGCATTCTAACAAACGAGCAACCAACGAAAAGCACGGCATGTACACCACCGACACATGCTAGGCCGATGGTCTTTAGCAATCGAGACACTCTAAAGAACTAAGGAGGAACTAATGAATGACTACATACTACCACCTAACACCTAAGTCCAGCAACACTAAGACTGGGCCGATACCTGTATCTACTACCAGTAAGGACACCTGCCCAGCCTCATGCTCATTCAAGGGAGATCAAGGGTGCTATGCTGAGTACGGTCCTCTTGGTCTGCATTGGAACAAGGTCTCTACTGGGGAGAGGGGTACTGATCTTGATGAATTCTGTAAGAAAATTATGACCCTCCCCGAAGGACAACTATGGAGACACAATCAGGCCGGAGATCTACCCGGTGATGGTAGAAATATTAATTGTCAAGGGTTATCTCAGTTGGTGGCTGCTAACCTAGGTAAGAATGGGTTCACCTATACACACTATGATCCCCTTGTCAATCTTAATGGTGCCTATATTAAGGTAGCAAATCTTGAAGGGTTTACTATCAACCTCTCAGCAGATACTCAACTGCAAGCTGTGGAGTACAAGGCCCTTGACAAAGGACCTGTATGTGTGGTAGTACCTGAGGATTATAGTGATAAGTCGTGGAAATTCAAGGGTCAAACATTTACTATATGCCCTGCTGTGTATACTGATGAGGTCTCATGTGAGACTTGTAAGATCTGTGTTAATCCTAAGAGGAACGCAATAGTTGCATTCCCGGTACATGGTGCGAAGAAAGGTATGATCAAATGACTAACAAAACAGAGTACACTCAACGTCTAGATGGTAAGATGGAGAAGTGGGAGTACCTCCCCTATAAAGACAACCAACATGTCAAGGTGTGGCAGATCACTGCCTCATGGTGGCCTTGGGAGAAACAGAACATCCGTGTGAAGGGATAACACCATGATCATTGAACAGGAACAACGTCTACTAAAAACATCTGGTGTGCAACAGCAGAACTCTTTCAAGATTGCTGCCACTGCACACATGCAGAGTATCCTATCGGATAAGATGTACTCTGATAAGATCATGGCAGTACTCCGGGAGGTTACATGTAACGCCACTGATGCCCACCACAAGGTAGGTAAGGGTACTGAGCCTATCCATGTCAACCTACCCACTCAGCTCTCACCAGAACTACAGATCAAGGACTATGGGCCAGGTCTATCTCATGATGCAGTGATGGAACTGTACACTACCTATGGACTCAGCGATAAGTCAGGCTCCAATGAACTGATCGGTGGGCTGGGTCTGGGTTCAAAGAGTCCCTTTGCATACACTGATCAGTTTGTCATTGAGTCCAGGTTCAATGGTGTGATCAGTACATACTCATGCTTTAAGAATGAAGATGGTGAGATGCAGATTGGTCTATTGAAAACTGATCAGACCATGGAGGGTAATGGGCTGACCATCAAGGTACCTGTTAAGCACGGGGACACAGCCTCATTCATTCAGAAGGCTGCTACTCTGTTCCAACACTACCGACTCAGACCTGAGACCAACGTACCCCTACAATATACAGATCATGAGGTAGTACTCCAGGGTAAGGGTTGGAAGTTACTTAAGGAGGCTAAGCGTTCCTATAATTCTTTTGGTAGCCACAACAGTACTTCAAAGGCACGGATGGGTGATGTTGTCTACCCTATCATGTCTAAACACTTTGAAGACTCCTTGATTGATGATGGTATGAAGGGTCTATTCAACAGTAACCTACTCATTGACTTTAGTATTGGTGAACTAGGTGTGGCTGCTAACAGAGAAGAACTATCATATAACAAAGTAACACAGTCGAACATCATCAGTAAGTTCCAAGAAATTGTTGGTAAAATTACTCAACAGACCCAGAAAGATATTTCATCAGAGTCTAGTATGTTCAATGCTTTACTTAAGTTGACTGAGGTTACTGAGAGTATGGACTTTGGTGGGGATATCATCAGGGCTATCAAGACAGGGACCAAGTACAAGGGTGTTCAGGTTGGTGAGTTCTATAAAAATATCTTGGGGAGTAACAAATACTATGGAGGAGGTAAGTTAAGTACCAGTCAACTTAAAGGTATCACCCTGAAGACCTGTCAAAATCCTGGTGAGGCCTGGGCTAAGTTCTATGAGGACAGGGAAATCTACGGTAATAATCTTAAGAACTATGAGTGGATCTATGTGGATGAGAAGGTAGCTTGGCAGAAGAGGGCCCTTGAGAACGTTATTGATCCTGGGAATAAGTCGATCATCACAGTACATGGTACCCAAGGGGACTTTGATGAGATGCTTAAGGTTCTGGGGTACCCTGACTATCGGAAGACCTCAGACCTACCCAAGTACCAGATCACCCAGTCAAGTACTGGTCAGTCCCGTAGTAAGGTAATGCTCAAGGAGTACAAGGGGTTCTTTGATCAGACTGATGTTGATCATGATCTTGAGGATGGTGGTGTGTCCATTAAGACACTGAAGGGTTCACCTGTAGATGGGTCTATCAACCACTACTCAGATCTATTTAGGGAGATTGAGCAGCTGGACAAGAACCCCTTGACTGTCTTCTGTGTCCCAGGTACCTACCACAAGGCACTTGAAAAAAACTCAGCAGTCTGGGTGAGTATTGAGGACTACCATGCCCAGCTCAAGGCTCAAAGGACTAAGGAATCACGGTGTCTTAAGAAACAATTCCTACAATATAAGGTATTAAGATCAACCTTTGAAGCTTATGAGTACGATGCTATTAAAAAGCTATTGACATGGTGCATGGGGACCAGTATAATTAGTACTAAGAAGTCCTTCATTGATTCCTTCAAACATTATTCCTCTTACATAAAACTTAAAGAGGCTTTAAAGGAACACCTAAGTATCTTAGAGATAACTTATAAGGACATTGAACCAACCACTAACCAAATGTTAGAGACTCAGTTGGTTGAACTAGGTAAAGAAGTATCCTTGATTATGTCAGTCATGAAGTTAACAAGGGACTTGACACCTTACGAAGCACAAGTTAAACTGCTACTGAAATAACTATTAACATAGAGGAACATCGACATGAATGACTTTCCATATATCCTAACTGAAGATACCCTTACTGTTGTCTTCCAAGATGAGACAAAGGTATTACATTCTAACAATCCCAACTGGACAGATGCTATTGAGTACCTAAAGATTGGGGACTTTGCAGGACTCAATGACACCATGGACCTAGCCTCTGCTGTGTCTAAGTTTGTGGGTCAGGGTCTTATCTCTGTCCATGACGGTAATGTGTGGTTTGCTGATGCTCCATTGGATAACTCTATGACCACACGTATCCTGAGTATGATGTCAGAAGGGTTTGATATCCAGCCGATGGTTAACTTCCTCTCTAACCTGATGGACAATCCATCTAAGTTGAGTGTTGATAACCTCTATCGTTTCCTTGAACATAACAGTCTACCTATCACATCGGATGGTCACTTCCTTGCCTATAAGAATGTGAGTAGTGACTATAAGGATCACCGCACTGGTACCTTTGACAACTCAGTAGGTTCTGTGTGTCAGATGCCACGCAACAGTGTTGAGGATGACCCAAGCGTCACCTGCTCACACGGCCTACACTTCTGTTCTATTGAGTACTTGAATGGTATGTGGGGACACCGTGGTCACACTATGATTGTGAAGATTAACCCTGCTGATGTAGTAAGCATCCCTACTGACTACAACAACGCAAAGGGACGTGCCTGTCGCTATGAGGTGATCGCTGAACACATGGATCAGGAGAAGGATACCTTGTCTGAACACTCTGTCTATGAGTATGAGGTTAAACCAGACTTCACAGAAGTCTACGACTGTGGGTTTAATCTTGATGGTGACTGTGAGTTGGAATAACTAAGCAACTAGGGAGGGGTCTGAGGTGGCCTCTCCCTTTCTGAGGAGAACTAATGATGCGGTGTAAAGCATGTAATCGTCGGATGGAACCGGGTGAGATTAAATGGGTAGACATGATAGGTACCTTTGATCTATGTGGTACCTGCCTAGTGGTGGTCAGGGACATGAATGATTCTTTCAGGGTCAAGGATGATGAGATAGATTATTCCTATCGAGTTGCTTTGAAGGTAGGCTTTGAGGAGGTTAAGTAAATGAGTAGTAACTTAGCAGAGTTAGCAGATCGTGTGGAGGCTGGTGATATGTCAAAAGGCTTGCACTACGATATAGAAACAGCACTTGTGGATAGCTGGACTTGGATTGACCCAAGACTGCTAGAAGGCTCACTAGACGCAGCCAAAGCCCTGCATGATGCTGTGTTGCCGGGGTGGTGGTGGACTGTAACACACAATGGGATGGTTAATGTTTTTACCAGTAATTACACATGCGACACTACAGAGTACAGAGACGGCACAGAGGAGTTCCGTGTGCTTAGTGGTGCTTCGGCTATGGGTGATGCAGACAATCCAGCAGCAGCATGGGTAGTAGCTATCCTACGGGCTAAGGACTCTCAAGATGAAGGACTATGAAGACCAAGCACCACTGGAGACTCATCAGCCCTGCCCTGACTGTGATTCATCTGATGGTATGGCAATCTATGAGGATCATACCTTCTGTTATGTCTGTAAGGCTAGGCATTGGACAAAGAGTGATCCTAATTACAAGAAGGAAAAGAATATAATGTCACACGACCTCACAGTAGGTACTACTCAGGCTATTGGGGATCGAAAGATCTCCTTAGATACTGCCAAGTTCTATGGTGTATCAGTCAAGGATGGTAAACACTACTACCCTTACACTAATCAGGAGGGGGTATGGGCAGCTAACAAGGTCCGTGTTGTCTCCTCAAAAGAATTCTACAATGAGGGAGACCCTAAGAAACTACAGCTTTTTGGTCAGAAAAAATTCAGTCAAGGGGGTAGGTATATCACTATCACTGAAGGGGAACTGGATGCCCTGGCTGCGTATCAGATGATGGGTTCCAAGTACCCTGTTGTGTCCATCCGTGCCTCCAGTGGCGCTGAGAAAGAATGTAAGCTGAACTACCAATGGCTAGACTCCTTCGACAACATCATCGTCTGCTTCGATCAGGATGAGCCAGGTAATGCTGCGGCTGATGTAGTTGCAGCACTGTTCCCTGCCAAGGTCAAGGTAGTTAAGCTGGACAAGATACTGAACGACCCATGTAACTACCTCCTCAGTGAGAAGTGGAAAGAGTTCTCAGATCACTGGTGGAGGGCTGAAGTAAGATTACCTGATGGACTGGTCAATGGTGCTGACCTTAAAGACCGTATCAAGAACAAGAAGAATGTTGAGTGTATCCCTGGTCCTTGGGAGGGACTGGATGATAAGACCTATGGCTTCCGTCTATCTGAGATGTGGACACTGACTGCCGGGTCAGGGATGGGTAAGACGCAGATCCTCAGAGAACTAGAACACCACTTCCTTAAGACTACTGACTATAACATCGGGTGCTTCTTCATTGAGGAGACTCCAGAGGATTCTGGTGAGGGTCTGATGTCCATTGAGGCTGACCTACCCCTGCATCTACCCGACACAGTCATCAGTCCTCAGGAGTGGGACAGGGTGTATGATGAGACACTTGGTAAGGGACGGGTAACATACTTCGATGGGTTTGGTGAGTCGAGCAAGGATCGTATCTGTTCTCACATCAGGTACATGGCAAAGGGACTGGACTGTAAGATCATCTTCCTAGATCACATCAGTATCATGGTGTCGGGGCAGGATGGTGGTGATGAAAGGAAGGCACTGGATGAAATTGCTACTGAACTTAAGAAACTTTGTATGGAACTGGGTATCCTTCTTATCCTTGTCTCTCACTCTAAGCGCCCAGCAGGTAAGCCACATGAGGAAGGTGGACAGACTTCACTGTCGGAACTTAGAGGTACTGCAGGTATCGGTCAACTCTCTAATATGGTCCTTGGTCTTGAGCGTAATGGACAGTCGGATGATCCTATTGATGCTAATACTACTCTTATCAGGGTACTGAAGAACCGCTTCAGTGGCTTGACAGGGCCGACCAGTCATGTATACTACAACAGAGACACAGGCAGACTGAGTGAGTTAACTGAGGACACAGTAGAAACTGAGGAGAAGACTGATGAGGTCACTGATCATTGACATTGAGTGTGATGGGTTAGACCCCACAGTAATCTGGTGTATAGTTTGTAAGGATATTGAGACTGAAGCTGTGTTCCAATGGGGGCCTGGGTGTATTGATGGGGAGGTCAAGGACTTCAAGGCATGGGCATTAGAAGAAGCAGGTATCCTTATTGGTCATAACCTTATCTGCTTTGATGTACCTATCCTTGCCCGCCTCCTTGACTACCATGTACCTCTCAAGAACATTGTAGATACATTGGTGGTCTCCAAAGTCCTAGATTCATCGCATAAGCGTCACTCATTAGAGGCATGGGGTGAGCGCCTTGGGTATCCAAAGGTAGAGCATGATGAGTGGGGGTTCTATTCTCCAGAGATGCTGCATAGATGTACTGAGGACGTACACCTTAACCATAAACTCTACAAAGTATTGATTAAGAACTGGGCAAAGTTCAAGGTACCCAAGGAAGTATCAAGGACTGAGCACCGGGTGGCTGAGCTATGCTACCAGATCCAGACCAATGGCTGGGCATTTAACGAAAGGAAAGCGCATGACTTACTGGTCACCCTCTCGCAGCGTAAGGCACAACTTGATAGTGAGCTACTTGGTGTGTTCGTTTCACTACCTGCTTTTGAAAGAGAAGTTGAGCCAAAGTACAAGGCCGATGGTACCCTCTCTAAAGTGGGTCTTAAGTATCTTGATGATCATTGGACTAATGTTGTGGGGAACTTCAGCAAAGTAACTTGGCCTGAACCTAACTTCAACTCTAATCCTTTTATCATCCGACACCTGCAAAGGATGGGGTGGGTACCTAAGCAGTTCACTAACAAGGGTAACCCTCAGCTGACTGAGTGGGTGATGGAAGAGATAGGTAAGACCATCCCTGAGGCTGCTGTGTTGGTTGAGTGGGACATGGTAGACAGACGTATAGCTATGTTGCAGAACTGGATAGGAGCCAGTAGAAAAGATGGAAGAATCGGATCAAAGGTATGGCCTATCGGTACATGGACGCACCGGGCCTCGCACAGTAACCCAAACCAAGCACAGGTACCAGCCAACGACAAAGAGTATGGTCGAGAGATGCGTGGACTATGGCGTTCTGCGGATGGGTATGTCCTACTGGGTTGCGATGCTAGTGGGATTCAGCTTAGGGTTCTTGCTAATTATATGGGCGACTCTGACTATGCTCAAGAGGTTGCTCATGGAGATGTACACACTCGTCACTTAGAGGTTATTGGTATAGGAACCAGAGATAATGCTAAGACTTTCCTGTACGCCTTCTTACTAGGGGCCGGTGGTGCCAGACTAGGGGCTATCTATGGTAAGGGTCAGAAGTTTGGTAACCAACTAAAGTATAACTTCCTTAATAAGATTGAGGCCCTTGGTAGATGCAAAAGGAAGTGGGAAAAGATTAGTAAGAAGGGATACATTAAAGGTCTTGATGGTAGAATTGTACCTGTATCTGACTCTTACTATGTCTTAGCAGCCTTACTACAGAATGGCGAAACAGTTATCATGCGTAGGGCTATGATATTGTTAGCTGATAGATCTAAGCACCTTGATTGGAAGCTGGTTGGGTGGATCCATGACGAGATACAGATGGAGGTCTTACCAGAGCATGCTGAAGAACTTGGTAAGATTTGTAAACAATCTATCATAGACGCTGGTACTCAACTGAATCTTAAGTGTGACCTTGATGCTGAGTACAAGATAGGACAATCGTGGGCTGATACTCACTAATCATACTTGACATATACGTTTGATTCTGGTATACTATTCTTAGTAGGAGGAGAATACTATGAAGACATGTCGAGTATGTAAAGAGGCTCTTGACGAAGAAGAGTTTCACAAGAACAAGTATACTAAGGATGGAATGGAGTACACATGTAAAGGATGTAGAAAAACTATAGCCTATGAAGACTACAGAGATAAGTGGTTCCTTCATACGTGTCGTTTAAAGAAGAGTGAAAGTAAAAGGAAAGGTATTCCATTCGATTTAACTGAAGAGTATCTTGAAAGTATCTGGACCGATACATGTCCAGTATTTAATAAGCCCTTTGTTAAACATGATAAGACTAATGACTACTCGCCAGCCCTTGATAGGATCATACCTTCTAAGGGGTACACTAAGGGTAACGTAGTCTACATCTCAGCAAGAGCTAACAGGATCAAGTACGATGCTACAGTTGATGAGCTAAAGAAGATACTCGATTGGCTATTGACACCCCGAAGACTTAGTAGTACTATATAGTAGTAGACCAAAGAAACTTAAACCGAAACAACTCAAGGAGAGTAACGTTATGAAAGAACTAAAAGGCGAAGTATACTACCCAATGCTGAAAACCACTAACGATCAAGGAAAGTATTTGTTCGAACTTAGTAACCTCGATGCAGAGACTGTGAAGTTCTTGAAGGCTGAAGGTGTGAACCTTAAGAACAAAGGTAATGAACTTGGTAACTACACCACAATCAAGGGTAACTATAAGCCAAAGATCACTGACTCTAAGGGTAATGAACTACCTGATGATATGGGTATCGGGTACGGTACTGAAGTTAAGATTGCTTATAAGACTTACAAGACTGAGTACAACAATGTACCCTACATCAATGTGTCCCTTAATACTATCATGGTCTTGAAGTTGGTACCCTACGATACAGGTACCTTGTCTGTGGAAGAGGAAGGGTTTACCATTGACGTTGGTGGTGCTGATAGTTCCTCCTCAGATACTGTTGAGTCTCCTATCTAAGTTCATCGTGCAGTACCTGAGCATGTACTTAAAAGGCTCACCTTTTGGACACGTAACTCAACTGGATAGAGTGTCGATCTTCTAAATCGAATGTTGTTGGTTCAAGTCCGACCGTGTTCACCAAATTCCTAAGGAGTAACTCAGATGTTTAAACCTTACCCCATACCAGTAGCTGCCTAGTTTACTCCACAGTTCTCTGGACATCCAGCTAACATGACCGTATACGACGAAGTAACTGAAAGGACTAAAGAGATGCCTGCCCTAAAAGAAATCCCCAGAGAGTGGCTCATTGAACTAGAGAAGATCCAGACAGCCTCAGGTACACTATGTATCCTGGCTGGTGGGGCCTTGAGAGATCTTAACAATGATAAGGTGGTTAAGGATATTGACCTCTTCCTAGAACATACCCCTACCCTATGGGATGATCTCAAGATGGTCTACCCTAACATTGTCTCAAGGACAGGTGAGCTACCTGAGTATGAAGAGGTAGATACTGTTGACCTCTTCGAAGTTGAGGGTGTCCTTGACTATCCCATCCAGTTCATTGTAAAGGATAAGGTCACACCAAAGAGACTGATGAGTTCCTTTGATATTGACATATGTAAGATCTGGACTGATGGTATTATGTATGAGTATGACCACGCTTATCAGAAGGATGTTCAAGAGGAGACCATTACCATCTCTAGTATGAGAGACTCATATGATCTAATTAGTATTATGAACCATGCCTCCCGAATCCACCGTAAGTACCCTGAGTTTAACCTACGGATCTCACAAGGACTGATGAGTAAGGGACTAGAACTATGAGTGAGGAACCTACACAGGCCTTGGTAGATGTGATGAAGCTTCATGACTTAGTAGAACGGTTACGTGGACCTGTTAAGCATCCTCAAGTTAACGTAACTATTAAACACGAAGCAGCTGATGAGATTGAGAAACTAAGGAGAGGTCTGGAGAGGATCACCTTAGCAATAGATGTCAATCCTATAAAGACATATCAGCTAATGATAAAAATAGCCAGTGCTACCTTGAAAGGAGAAGACCAATGAGCACTGACCCATGGGACAGAGATGAGTCCTACCCTACGATGGGGCCTTCAATTGCACCAACAAAGCCACCTACTAAAGAGTACAAGAAGAACTTTGATCTAATCTTTAAGAAGAAACCTAAGAAGAAGGATAAGACTGATGCCAAAAGCACCTGACCAACTAACCCCTTTGATTGATGGTGATATCATTGTGTACTCTGCAGGGTTCGCAGCACAGACCAAGGGTATCGTCCAGCCTGTACAGAATGCCCTGAGTAACGCTAAGCACATGCTTGGGAGTATCTTTGAAGTCTGCGGAGAGCCTGAGGAGGGGAAGATCTACCTCACAGGTAAGGATAACTACCGTATCAAGGCAGCTATCACACACCCATACAAGGGTAATAGGAAGTCTGATAAGCCTGAGCATTACACAGCCATCCGTGAGTATCTTATCAATGTCTGGGGTGCTATCGTCATAGATGGTATGGAGGCTGATGATGCTATGGGTATTAACCAAACAGAAGAGACCTGTATCTGTACTATAGATAAAGATCTTGACATGATAATGGGTTGGCATTATAATTGGCGTAAGGGTAAGAAGTACTGGGTCACTCAAGAGGAGGCTGATTACTCATTCCACCTCCAGATGCTGACAGGTGACGCTGTTGACAACATCAAGGGTATCAGGGGGGTTGGTCCTAAGAAAGCTGAGAAGGTCTTAGTTGGTCTGGACTTTGGTGAACGTCTTATTAAGATCAAGGAGATGTACCAGAGCCACTTTGGAGATGCTTGGAAGACACGGTACTATGAGAATGAGAAACTATTATGGATCTTAAGGGAGCCTCTATAGATGAACAAAGGTAATGAAATTGAGATGAAGAACTTCACATTTAACTATGTGATCGCAGCCTGTAACCATGATAGTGTTGGCGAGTTGGTAGCTAATGAGGCCTTGAATGCCTATGAGACACTGATCAGGGCTGCTGAGGAGATGTATCCTGGGTCAGAGAACTCAGAGTACTGTTCACTGTATGATAATGTCTTAGACTTCCCAAAGAAACCTCAATGAGTGAGCTTAAACATCACTGGACAGGTAGGAAACCAGACCCCCATAAGTACTTTGGGTTTATCTATCTGGTAACCAACACAGTAACTGGGCGGTTATACCTCGGCAAAAAACAATATCACCGATGGAGTAAGAGGAAGAAGGTAGGTGAAAATGATTGGACCCACTATACAGGAAGCTCTAAAGACCTCAACAGAGACATCAAAGATCTTGGCCTCCATAACTTTGAGTTCAAAATCCTTAAAAACTATCTCACCAGAGGAGGTCTCACTTATGGAGAGGCTAATCAGCAGCACAAGAGGGACGTACTTACGAAGCCTCATGCTGATGGAAGATTTTACTATAACAAACAGATCGCAGCAGTACGATTTATACCAAAGGAGTTCTGACCATGACTAACATTGACCTAACAATTGATCAGGTAGATCAGATTACTATTCAGGCCTTGAAAGATACTATAGAGGACTCAGGTACTGAGTGTCATGTTCAAAAGGCTGCTAAGATTGTACTGAGGGATTGGTTCCTTTCCCCTGCTGAGTATATGGAGTACAACTATGTAGACCCTGAGGGTGTTATTAGGGAGAACTTGGAATGAATAATCAGGATCATCTTGTAATCTTTGACACACAATGTAAGCCTGGACTGGACTACCCACACCTGGATGCCCTTGGTAAGTACATTGTCCACCATAAACCTAAGAAGATCATCCACATTGGGGACCATTGGGACATGCACAGTCTCTCCTCTTATGACCGGGGTACTAAGAATGCCGAAGGAGCAAGATACTCAGAAGACATTGAAGCTGGACGTGAAGGTATGTTACGGCTTCTTAGTCCTACGACCGAATTCAATCGTCATAGAGCGACCCTCAGAAAGAAACAGTACAGACCTGAGATGCACTTCCTTATTGGGAACCATGAGGAGCGTATTAAGAGACACATTAATGCAAACCCCCACCTTGATGGAGCGATTGGTTATAATGATTTTGGTCTTGAGGATCTTGGGTGGACTGTACATCCCTTCCTCAAACCCGTTCAACTAGATGGAGTAGAGTATGTACACTTCTGCCAAAACCGTAATAGTCAACATCCTAAAGCTTCAGCCAAGGCATCACTAGAACAGACTAAGATGTCAGTTACACAGGGACATAGACCCACTCTGGATATAGCTACAGCTTGGTCGGATAAAGATGGAATGATGTGGTCTATTACATGTGGTTCATCTTACTTACATGATGAGGGTTATAAAGGTTATCAGGGTAATAAGCACTGGCGTGGTGTTGTACATAAACATAACGTAAAGGATGGTGACTTTGATCCTACGTTTATCAGACTCTCTTCACTGATGGAGGACTTCGGATGATGAAAAAGATTTATATTAAACACTATAAAGGAGCTGTTAGTGTAGATCCTTTTAAAGAATTAATATCCACCGAGGAGTTACATTCTAAATATACTTCAGATAAGTATAAGTTCGCAACAATTAAAACTTACCCTGAAGACTTAATAGATTGGGGGATTAAAGAATGAACCTAGTACTACTACAAGATTGGGAGACAATCAAAGAAAGACTCTTGACCCACTACAGTATCGAGGATATACTAAACATACTGGCCTTAGATGCTTCTGAGTTAGCTGATGCATTCCAAGATAAGATCATGGAGGACATTGAAGACTTCCCTGATATCACAACGGAGCTAGACTATGACGAAGAAGAGAATGGAAATGAAATGGAAGAAGAAGCGTAACCTGATAGCAGTCAGACTACAAGATCCCTTGTTTAGGAAGAGGGTAGTCCCCGACATTAAGAAATACAAACGGTTAAAGAGTTTCAATCACATTAAGGAATGGTGTAAAGAATGAAGAGTATCTTTGTTGTATGGTGTATGGGGTTTGAAGATCCTCTAGCCTACTATAGTAAACAAGATGAGGCTGATAGACACAGACTAGATCTTGAAAGAGAACTAGGTGATGGTATCCCTGTATTTGTAGAGGACATTAAAGATCTTATGCGTAAAGCCTTGAACGAGGACACCAAAGATGCAGCCTAGTCAACAAGGCCCAACTCTGGAGATCTCAGAACAGATCCATAAGGAGAAATATCGTGGAAAAGCAGAGTCCTTCTATGAATCACAGAACAGAGTGGCAGCTACCCTTGGAGATTCGGAAGAGCACCGCCGTGCCTTCAGGAGTATTCTACTAGATCAGCGGTTCCTTCCTGGGGGACGTGTTCAGTCGGCTATTGGGTCACCTAGACGTACCACAGCATTCAATTGTTTCGTGTCAGGTACCATCGAAGACTCTATGAAGGGTATCATGGACAAGGCGACTGAAGCAGCACTGACTATGAAACAAGGTGGAGGTATTGGCTATGACTTCTCAACTATACGCTATAATGGGCGTAATATTAGTACTCTTAATAGTTCCGCCTCTGGCACTCTTAGCTTTATGCGTATTTACGATGCTGTTTGTAGTACTGTCTCCTCTGCTGGTAACAGACGTGGTGCTCAGATGGGTGTCCTTCGTGTGGACCACCCCGATATCGAAGAGTTCATCAGAGCCAAGCAGAACCAGACGGAACTAAGGCACTTTAACCTGTCTGTTGGGGTGACTGATAAGTTCATGGAGGCCCTACAGACAGGTGACTCATTCGATCTCATGTGGGAGGGTGAAGTTGTAGAGACTATTGACCCTAAACCCCTGTGGGAAGAACTAATGAGGGCTACATGGGACTGGGCGGAGCCTGGGGTGCTCTTTATTGACCGTATGAATGAGGAGAACAACCTTAAGTATTGTGAAACAATTGCTACAAGTAATCCGTGCGGTGAACAGCCACTTCCACCCTATGGTGCTTGTCTACTTGGGTCCTTCAATCTTACTAAGTATGTACAGTACTACCAAGTAGACGATAAAGGTGAGAGATCTTCATGGTTTGACTTCGACCAACTCAAGAAGGACATCCCAGATGTTGTCAGGGCCATGGACAACGCGATTGGTAGTACTATCTACCCACTACCGCAACAGGAAGCTGAGGCGAAGTCAAAGCGTCGTATGGGACTGGGTGTGACTGGGGTAGCCAACGCATTAGAGGCCCTTGGACACCCTTATGGTTCTCCTGAGTTCATCTCAGTACTGAAAGGGATCATGAAGACCTTACGGAATGAGTCGTACAAAGCTTCTATTGAGTTGGCAAAGGAGAAGGGTAAGTTCCCAGCATATCGTAAGGCCTACCTAGACTCACCCTATATTCAACGTCTGCCTAAGAAGATCTGGGAAGGGATTGAACAGTATGGACTACGTAATTCTCATCTTATTAGTATTGCTCCTTGCGGGACTATCAGTCTTACTGCTAATAACGTTAGTAGTTCTATCGAACCAGTCTTTGCCTACAACACCAAGAGACTCATCAAGACTGCTGAAGGAGACAGGGAAGTCAACGTCCCAGACTACGGATATAGACATTTCGGTGTAGAAGGGAAGACCTCTGACAAGGTTACTATCCAGGATCACTTGGATGTACTCTTGGCATGTCAACCCTATGTAGATTCTGCTGTGTCTAAGACCTGTAATGTGGGTGATGAGGTACTTTGGGAGGACTTTAAGAAGATCTATGAAGATGCTTGGAAGGGTAGGGCAAAGGGTATAACGACTTTTAGAATGGCAGGTAAACGCTTCGGTATCATGTCCAAGGTAGAGGATGTGGTAGAAGGTGCTGCATGTACTATTGATTGGGAAACTGGGAAACGAACCTGTGAGTAGAAAGAGAGGACTTGTGAAAGAATGGTAGGAACTAAAAAAGAGTACGACGTTGTCAGTAAACCTTTTGTTCGTGGAGCATCAGAGGTTGATAAGATCAGAGGTAAGATAGTACTCCCCAGTACTTTGAAGGTTGACTCGGTGAACTCCCCATCTCACTACAACTCTGGAGACATCGAGTGTATCCAGGCTATTGAAGCCTCCATGTCGAAAGAGGAACTCCAAGGGTACCTGAAAGGAAATACTATCAAGTATCTCTGGAGGTACAAATACAAAGAGAACCCTGCCCAGGACTTGGACAAGGCTCTTTGGTATCTTAACAGGCTTAGGGGGACACTATAGTGAAAGTTATCTATGTAGAATGGGAAGATGCATGTACTACCAGAGGCTGGGTAGATTTAGAACATGAGTTTACTACAATGGCTATCCAGACTGTTGGGTACCTTATCAATGAGACTGATAAGTCCTTAACAGTAGGTCACTCGACTAGTGAGTATAATACAGCTGACCCTATCACTATCCCCAAAGGGTGGATTAAGAAGCGTAAGTATATTAAGGTTTCTTAAGAGTCTTAATAGTCCCCATGATAGACTTAACACCAAACGCAGCACCAATGGCTACGGAGAGGGCATAGAGGTACCAGTCAGGGACACTTGACTGTAGTGCTTTGAAGCCCTCTTCGATCCATGGTCTGGTTTGAGGGAAGAACACAAGGATAAGAGGGATAGCTAGGATAACTGTCCAAAATTCATCCTTCCAAGAATCTGCTGAGGCCTTCGCCATAGTATCTTCCCAGTCAGCATCAGCATTGATCTTCCTAATCTTAGATTCATGCTTTGCCTTAGCCTCCTCTCCTTTGTTCTGAAGGAAGGTCTTCCCAATCCCTAGTATACCACCGATTATTGCACCGATCATCATAGTTCTCCTATTGTCTTGTTAGTATATTCCGCCTCTAGAACCAGTGTCACTTGCTGGACCGACATCAGCACTACCTGCACCAACATCTCTACCACGGGTCGTAAAGCTACCACCTCTACGCTCAGCAAGACTACGACCACCAGTACCCCTTCTATCAGAGACTGTTAAGTCCAGAGGACCACCACGTCTTTGGGCCTCAGTAGCTGCTGCTCTGTTAGCTGCTGCAATAGCTGCCTGTTCTTTAATCTGTTGTAATCTACCACCTTCAGTGACCTTGGTAGCTTCTAATCTGGCTCTGAAGACAGCCCCAGGTGAGATAGGTGGACCAGAAGCACCTGTTCTTGATAGGTAAGGGTCACTGAGTACACCCTTGGTAGTCAGTACACCTATACCAGCAGCCCTAGCTCCATAGATACCCTCCTGACCAAGGATACCTCCTTCAACACGCCCTCTTTGGTCCTCATCAGTAGGTGTATCAATCATACCACCTTGCTCAAGAGCCTCTGCTGGTGTGAACGTATCAACATCGGAAGAGATAACCATACCTTCAGAGAAGAAAGTCTTAATTGACTTTAAAACTCCTAGGGCATCCGCAGCTGTTTCTGAGAAGGGTGTTGTGGCTGAGAAGTTCCCTTCAAGACCTAAGCTTTCCATGTAAGTATTGGCCCCTGCTAAGCCAATCCCAGTACTAACTACCTTACCTAGTATACCACTGCCAGGTAGGGGGAGAGCACCAATAGAGATACCTACAGCCTGACCAATCGTGGTTGTCTGACTTAACTGTTGGGCAGGGGTTAAGAATTCTTGAGAGGCTGTACCTTCAATTAAGTTACCACCTCCACCAGAGTCCCTTTGGGTGCTTATAGGTGTAGTTGTGGTAGCAGGAGCTGCCCCACCCTGAGAAGTACTCAGGGGTCTGTTCCTAGAACTCCTCTGGACTGGTGAGTATATAGAGGATACACCTCCACCCCCCGAAGGCTGTATTACGTTCTCTTCATCATCTTCAAGGAACTCAAAAGCCATCTACCACTCCCTCTCAGGGCCTGTGTCAATATGTAAGAATGTTCTATAGTGTCCAAAGCCCTTGAACCCTACAGACTTAGCTACTTCATAGAGGCGGGCCTTATCAGCCACTGTCCAGTCTTTAGCCCTGGTAGAGATGTCAAAGGCAGTACCCAGTAGGTGCTTAGACCCTGAGACACCTCCAACCGCTTCATTATGGATAGGACACCTGTATGCTGAGTTAATCCTCAAGGGTCTGTCAAGTTCTTCCCTTAAAGTTTGGAGTAACTTACCAGCCTCATCAGTCACCCCTCTACTGAGGCAGTGAGGACAGGCTAACTCGTCCTCTGTGAAGTTCTTAAAGCGGTTTGTCATTACTCAGGAGCCTCAGGTTCAGGTTCTCTCCTCAGCAACCCATCAGTACCCCTTACAAGGACAGCATCAAGGTTAGAGGGTCTGGCTCCCATCAGGTTGATAACATTAGTGCCAATCTGGCTAATCTCAATCTGTTTAGCTATATCAGCTGCCTGTCCTTCAGTCTGGAGATCACCACCATGAAGGATAGAGGTCCCATCCTTAGTCTTAATACCTGTGGTGGACCTAATAACCCACTCAGCTACAGCTCTCTGGTCTCCCACCTTACTAAGAGAATCATCATACTTGACCAGACCTTTGAAGACACTGAGTCTACTGTTGATACCATCAATTAACTTGATAGCCTCCTGAGTAACCTTATTAGTCTGTAGTTCTGGGTAGTTACCACCAGCCCTACGTACCCGTCGACCACCTAGTTCTAGCTTACCAGTAGCGGCATTGAACTCAACAGTAGAACCATTACCAAACTCCTTAATCATGGAGTTAAGAGAGTTACCAGCCAGTTCAAAGGACTTAATCAAGGCACCTCTACTGAGGTCTGCTGTTCTATCAGCTTGCTCAGTAGTCCCTGTGGCAAGACTCTGCTGTAACTTAGGGCTAAGGAGGATCTCAGTACCCTTCATAACCTGATCAGTAGTCAGATCAGACATTACAACAGACGTGTTGACTGTATCGAAGGCTCCTCTGGTCTCTCCAGATGGCATCTCAACCTCTGATTTGATCATCTCAGCAGATGTATTGACAATAGCACTGAACTGCTCAGGCTTACTAGTAAAATCAAGGATACTGGTAGGGTCTCTGGGATCATTAGTCTTCAGGAGATCAATCATCATCCTCTCAGCAGCCTTCTCAGGTGGGAGACCATCCTTAGCCAGGGAATTAATACCAGACATGAACTGTTCTTTAAGTACTGGGTTGTTGATAAGTTCAGTAGCAAACGAGGAAGCAATGTTAGCAGGTAGCTTACCCATGATGATAGAGAATACACCAAAGGCCTCACCTTCTTTTAACTTCAGAGCAGTGGTGAGGTTATCAAGACGTATCTGTCCAGCCTGATAGACAGCATTCTCTGGATCACGGTACATCTCCATACTCTTGAACTTAGAAATAACAGTATCAATAACATCTTTCTTATCAGCTGTATTTAGACCAGCCTTATCAGCGTCTGTACTGGCCTGAGAGATAGCGTCATTGAACATCTGATTAGCTGCCCTTGACATATCATACCTGTTCTTCTGTAGGTTATCACCAGACATCAAAGACAGCTGAGTCTCAATAGCCCCAATCTGTTTACCGTATGCTTCGTTGTTGTAATTGTTAATCACCAGTCTATTAGAGTTACTGGCTTGCTCATCAGACATCCTACCAGACTCAGCAGCTTGCTTGTTAAGGGTTACTGCCTGAGAAGCTTTAGTTCTTGACTGACCATCTTCTACTCTCTCTTGATAGTTATCAGGGGTGGCTTCAAGGGTACTGTTAGCTGCAAAGGTCTGTCTCTGCTTAACAACAGAAGAATACTCTTCATGCCCTGCAAAGATTTCTTCTCTGTTAGCAAACAGTTCCTCATCAGTCCATGAACCCTGACCTGATGGGGACAGGGTAGGTCCTACAAGCGTTCTTAGGTAGTCAGCACCCCTATTCTGGTCTGCCCTGTTCTCTGAGTCAGCGTCCCATGTCAGCTGAGTCATGATGTTCTCTTGATTAGACTTAGATTGATCGTAAACACCACTGGCAATAGACCTATTAAGGATACCAGCCTCAAGGGATCTTGCCTGTGTCTCATCTCTTACTGATTCTACTGCTGTGGCCTTTACAGGATTAAAACCAAGACCCCTCTCAACAATACTGATGTAGTCATTGATGTTATTAGGGTCATTCTGTTGAGCATTAGTGATGATAGCCATTGCAGATGCAGATGCAGCAGCCTGTGTAGTCTTACCCTGTGATAGGGCAGCAGCTAACTTAGTAACATCCCTCCTAACTGATCTAGCAGAGGCACTTGACTCTGTAGAGATAACCCGATCCTCCAGAGTATTAGCGTGTAGCTCAGTAGCCCTTACCTCTCTGGTCTGAATCCTACCCTGCTCCTCAGAAGTAACCAGGGCCTTGATAGCAACATCCCCCAGACTCCCAAGCGTATTGGCAAGAGCACTATCACCACCTGCTGAGGCCTGACGACCCCTCCCACTGGTGGTATTAAAACCTCTGTCGTCTACTTTAGATAAGTTACCAGTAAAATCTGCCATGTTTATTTCTTTCTATCTTCAAGGTTCTGTAGTAAGCGTGAATAGGAGTCCTGAGGTAATTGTACCCTATATGCATTAAGAAGTCTAGTCTTAATATACTCATCTTCCTCAAGGGCAATCAATCCAGCAGCCTGATCTAGTAACTCTTTAGCTTTCTCAGGGTTCTTAATACTCTCCCTGACAATACCAGCAATAGTCCCTGATCTGTCTTTAATGTACTTGTCAACATCTCTGAGGCCTTCTTTAATCAGGTAAGAGTCCTGTACTTTCTTCAGGGGGATACGGAAGAAGGCAGCTAAGGCTTCCATTCGGGTAGCAGCGATGTCACTCTTACCATTCCTTGAGAGATACAGACCATACTTCCAGATCTCTCTGGCCTTATTAAATCCCTTGATACTGGAAGCATTGTTGAGGATATCCACTATCAGATGCTCATTAGTAACTAGGGAGCCACTATCTTCCAACGCCAAGACCTTAGAAGCCTCATACAAGGTACCAACAAAGTCTCCCAAGACTCCAGTAGAGGCTGGCTTAACACCTAAGGCAAGCTTACCTCTATCATCAATCAATAGTCCTTTTGCCCACTGCTCCATACCCCTACCAATACCAACTCTGGAGGAGAACGCAAGGTCAAGCTGACCGTCAGTAGCTACTCTGAGGATAGTATCAATCATACCTGTGGACCATGCTTTATATGCATCGGTAGGGATAGCACCAGGGTTATTCTTAGCATAACTCTCAGTGAAGTGATTGACAACAGGTACACCAGCAGCGCCATATAGGATAAACTGACTCAATCCAATTCTTGCTCTCTCCATAGCAGTGAACTGCTTAGACCACATTGATTCCATCAACTTAAACTGATAGGAGAGGAACTGTGTAGGTACAGACATTAGTCCTTTCTGCCACCAAGCAGCTGAGGACTGAATCATGTTAAAAGTCAGCCTATTAGTCTCGTCAGCAAGGAACTCTCTAGCTGCTTTGGAGTCTACATCCATCTTAGGAAACTGAGACTTCATCTTACGCCATGCAATGTTGAAGCCTACTAATCTGTTGAGTCTTTCAGCTTCGTAGAACGTCCATCTGGATGCTTCTCTTACCCTACCGATAGGGTTAGCCACCGTACCAAAGGCCACAGAACTATTAGCATCAGCCAGTGTCAGTTCTTTGTGGACTGTGGAGTAACCACCCTCATCAGCAACACGGATCATGGTCTTAAACTCAGCAGGGTCCATACCATGGAGACCATTAGAAGCTACATGACTCAGGAAGTTACTGTCCCGATTGATAAGGGCCATCCTCATCCATGGAAAGGTTCTCATAGCATTAAGACCATTCACTGGGTCAATAGCAACAGCAACAGCCATCGTCTGTGTCTGGATTAGTAACTGTGAAGGGTCAAACAAGCCTAGTTTAAGGTCAAAAGCAAACCCCTTCATAGCTGAGATAGGGTTCTTATCTAGCTTATCAAAGATTACAGTAGCCTCTGGGGCTTTGATGTTTAACTTCTTAGCTACCTTAGAGGTACCAATAGCTGACTCTACAGACTCAGAGAACCTACGAAGCATAGCCCTACGCTCACCACCTGCTTTAGTATCAAGGTTCATGTTTCTCTTTAGGGTAGCTCTCATGGTCTCTGCCTTAGCTACCAAGGCTCTTTCATCTACACTATTACCAACGACCTTCAGAGGAGCATCTTCCATGAATGCCCTCATAGGGTCCTTACCAACAGAAGAATCTAGATCAAGGAACCTCTTAAAGGTCTCATGCCACCTACTGATGTTAGCAATCTGGTTACTGGAGTGGACTCCAATGTTAATGGCATTGTCAATAGCCCTACGAGCCATCTCAAAGGGATCCTCTACCCTTGCCAGGTGCATTGTGGCTGCACTTTCTTGGTCAATGTACTCAGGAGTCATAAGGCGCTCACCCTTCTTTGAGTAAAACATCCTTCCTTTTGACACAGACGCAGCAGTTACCGAATGGGCGAACTCATCAGTCTTATCAACAGCCCCTTTAGCCAAGTCATCAATCATAGACTGAGGCATATCACCATCAAAGACTACTTCAAACTTGGCATTAGGATTAATCTTCCCCTTCTTGATAGCCAACTCCCAAGCTTCCTTAGTAGTGTACTCTGTGTATTTGGTAAGGAGACGCATGAACTCAGCACCGCCCTTATCAGTCTTATAAGCAAGACGGACCTGATCCATTTCACTGGCCCAACGCTTAAGATCAGTTAAGGAGTCACCAACAGCATGGGTAGAGGGATTAAGATAGTGTGTTCTTTTACTGGTAGTGTTATAGAAGGAGTTAGCCTGCTTAACAGTGTACTTACCAGTGTACATTCGGTGACCACCCTCCCTGTATGCCATCTGAATAGGGTTCAGGCCAGAGGATTTCAAAGCATCGTTCTTCACAAGGATCTTATGAGCAGGGGAACTACCCTTGATCTTAATACCCTCTTCCAAGTGGACTAGGGAGTACCCACTGTCCATGATATCTTGTAAGGCTTCCTTAGAGAGAGTACCTTCAAGGTGGACCGTACCGTCTTGGGAGTTGTAGATGATATCATCAGTGACATTGGTGGCCTTCTGGGTTACCTTCCCATTAACCATGTTGACATTGATAGGCTCACCACCCAGCTTACCCCGGAATCCAACAGTCTTATAACCGTTGGCTGCTCTTTGTACGTACAACTCTCTATTTCTGATACCCCACTCAAGATCATTTAAGTTCTTAATGGAGTAGTAGGATAGGATCTCCTTATTTGTAGGGAGTTTACCACCATTCCACTTAGCCCATTCATCAACGAACTCATCTGGGGTGAACCACTTACCTTCTTTGATAGAACCATCAGGCATAGCTGTCTTAGCTGCATCACCCTCTTCCATAACCTTAGCAAGGGTGTCTTTACTCTTCTTAGACAGACCTGCAATGTTTTTATAGAGGGGTCTCATAGCATTAGCGATCTTACCTTCCTCCATAGCAGCCTTTGTAGTTCCTGCTGTGAAGATCTTAGGTAAGTAGGCCTCACCAGATGCAATCCACCTGTTCCAAAATCCACCAGCACCAATAGTCTCTGTGTCTACAGCTTTAAAGGCACCAGCCTCTTTCACATTACGCTTAAAGGAGATAAACCACTGACCATCAGGATTAGGTCTCTCAATAATAGCATCAGTCCACCCTTTACGGATAGCTGAGGCCTGTGCGCGGGCTTTAGAGGCATAACCACCACCAGCTTTAGGTCCCACATGTACCAGGACTTCACCAAGTCCCTTAACCCCTTCTAATCTGGAGAAAGATACAGTGTGATTAGGTAACTCATGCATAATCTCTTCAACTAGGACTGATCTGGCTACATTCATCTCTTCTTCAGTCAGTCTACCAGCCCCCTGGCTAGTAAGAGCCATGACTTCATCCATAACCTTAGCATTGACCTCTAGCTCTAGGGCAACATCGTCACCAAGGGTAGCAGAAGCATTTGCATAGTCGTCAAGGGTGTCCTGAGGGGAAGTAACCTTAATTATTTCATCATCAGGGATGTTATCCCCTACTTCTTTTGTTATTACTGTAGTTGTTTTAGAGTTAGGGGTTATCACTTCTGTAGTTGTAGTAATTCTGTTAGCAACAATCTTAGCAGCTGCTGATCTGTTACCTGCCTGAGCTACTCTGGTAATGATATTCTTAGCAACCCCAATGGTAGTAGTAGGAGCTGCTATACCTGTCTCCATCACTGCCCAATAGTTCTGAGTAGTAATGTTAAACTTAGACATGTTCTGGATACGGGTCAGTGCATCCCTTGCATTACCGGGGTTGTCCCCGAAGAGCCATACAGAGTCTTCCTCGACCTTCTTCATAATCAGATCACGACTAGACTCAAGCTCATACCGACTCATGTTCATAAACTTAGTATGAGTATCAAAGATCTTCTCACCAACCATCTTCATATCAGCATCTAGTTCTTCACCGAGAAGTCCAGCAGCAGTAGAGGCCATACTTGTAGGGATGATCTCAGTGATAGCATCCATAGTAGACTCATACCAAGCCTGATCCTTAGCTTTTACAGCCAGTTCCTGGATCATACCCTGCCATACTTCTTGTTTGTATAGATGGTCGTTGACCTGCTGCACAGTATCTCCAACGTCCATGTGAGCCGCCATCATAGCAGCCTGTTTAGGATCATTCAGTGCCAAGTCCTGTAAGGAGTTTACCTTAGCTTCTTCAAAGGCTGTCTGATTAGTAAGCTCCAACTGCTGTTGCTTGTAAGTTTCAAGATCTTGGAGATCCTGTGTGATCTCAGTAGTTGTTCCTGATGAAGCTAAGGTAGCCTGAGCAGCATCCTCCGCCATCAGTACATTCTGATTGGTAGTCTCATTAAGCTTAGCAGTCTTTAAGGCAGCAGCCCCCTCACGCTCAATGATAGCTTCATACATCTCCTGAGACTTCTGAAACTCTGGAGATTTCTCTGAGGCTTTATCAATGATAGTAGAACCCTCTGCCAAGTTCTCCTTCTCAGACTTAGAGACAGCATTGGTAGCCAGATCAGGTTCTTTGAAGAGCAGATCAGCCCCTTCCTGAGGAGGATCTACGAAGAGTGTATTACCAGCCATTAAACATCTACTCCATTACCACCACTGAATAGGATCTGATCCTGTGCAGGTTGTACAACATTATCAAAGATACTCTTACCAATCTGATCAGACCTAATAAATCCAGTAGCACCAAGGTTAAAGATCTGTCCAGCAATATCAGCATCAGAACTAGCATCAGCCATGTCCTGTTTAAACCCAGTAGCTACTTCCCCTAGTCCAAAGATGTCAGCAGACCCTTGACGGAGTTTATCTAAGAAAGAGATGTTAGTCTTTGCCTGCGTCCTGAAACCCTGTGCGCCTGACACTGTTGAGGTAGACTGTAATGCTCCAATACCACTCTGCTGTACACCTACTGCTTTAGACGCAGCAGATCTAATACGGGCTTCTCTGATAACATCAAAGCGTTGCTTCCTAAACTTGATATCAGCTAACTGCTGCTGCTTCTGGGCTATCTTACCTTGGGTGGCATAGTAGGCTGATGTAGCCTTAGCACCCTTCTTCACAGCCTTGTAAGAAGCATAAGCACCATAGCCTGTAGCGGCTGCTGAGAGACCTGCCACAGCTGTAGCAACCTGAGTTGCTTTGATACCTTGGATTAAACTTAAAAAACCACTCATGATTAGATCCTTGTATTCCCAGTAAACTGTGTAGCCCAGCCAAGTAAGTCAAAGTCCTTACCTGTCTCTGACTCCCACCGTAGTTGCAGGGCCATACCAGACCCTCTGATCTTATTCTTAGTTGTAATCACTGTGTCACCTGTTGCTAAAGGGTTCTCATCAGCATTAGGGGTCTGTGTACTCTTCCTACGATAGGCCTGTTGCTTGGTAGACCACTTAGAAGCGTTTGAGGAGTTGGTAAAGTCCCACTTAGCCTGTAGATAACACGATGAAGGGTTAGAATAGGTAGTAGTTGATAGGACATATGCGGTCTCAGTAGCTTTGAAGTGTGAGATAACATATGGGGCCTGCTTCTGTCTAGCCACATCACCCATCATCTCATATCCAGAGTCTAAGTAGGACACGTAGTCTGCCCCAGTACCGTCAGCCTCTTCCCAGTCTAGGAAGTTGGTGTTATCAAAGTCTCCAAAGGTAAAGTTGTAGGCTGTGGAGCCTGAGTTAGGTACCATCATCATGTATCTGACGAATGTGGTAGCCCCCTGGAGGGTAGAAACATCAGAGACTACTGAGTCCCCACCATCAACAACTGTATCAGCACCATCAACAACTGTATCAGCCTCTACAAGGGTGTTTACAGAAGGTGTTCTGAATGCAGAGATAATATAAGGGGAGTCAGTAGCTAGTGGAGAGATACTATGTGGGTAGAAACTACCAAGTACTGTATCTAAGGACAACATAGAATCATAGTTGTAGTGAAAATTAGTATCAACAGCAGTAGACTTGTAGAGCCACCTTACTTTATGGCTAACAGCATCATAGATACCCTTGGCAGATACTTTAGAGAGGGAAGGGATATCATTATAGAAGGACTGAATAGTCTTCTCAGTAAGGTTCTTAGACAACAGACGACCAGAGATCTGATCAGCCTGTAGGGTATAGATACCAGTCTCAGCCCACCAGATAGGAGCACCTTCAACATCAACAATGTTACTTAACTCAGTGGCACCGATAGATGAGATCTTATTAACTGCGTAGTCTGTTGCTTTAAACCCAGCATTAGAGGAACCACCAATAGACCAGACACCATTATTTGCAAAGACAACTAGGTAGTCTCCCATGATGAAGAGGGCTTCTACGTTCCCAATTTCAGGAATAACAATAACTCCACCATCAGTATCCACCAAGTCATATATATTTTCTGAAGAGGGGTCAGCGTCTTGATAGCACTTACCGATCTTAGTATTGTCTTCCACAATCTGTGAATAGAAGATGTGACCATTAACCTTACCACCCTTAACCCCTGCATAGAAGACCCTGCCAGCATAGAAGGCTACTGAGCCAGGTCTATTAGTTTCTGTTTCAGTGGCAATACCTGAGAGACCTGAGGCAGTATCTCTATCTTTGTTAAAAGGATCTAGGAAGAAGTGTCCTCTTGGTGACAGGGTATTACCAAAGTCCATCTTAGTCAGAAGGGAAGGATCAAACACCTCTGAGGAGTTCTTCCCAGCCCACCATTGCTTTGAGTTAGGTGGGTACTTAGACTTAGAACTGAAGTAGGTAGTTACAGGATCAGCCTCACCTGTACCTGGGGAGTCCCACCCTTGGTTCTTTAAGTTGTAGGAGTGGAGGGTGCTTAAGGTTGCTGGCTCTTCTGAGATATCTAGGGCATCGTCAACACCTTCAAAGTCTCTGATGAGGATGTTATCTTCTGCTACTGTGATTGAATCACCAACAGAGTCGTACTCGATATAGAAAGGCTTAACAGTCTTAGAGACACAGAACAAGAGACCCTTACCAGATGCCATCTGTACATGGCACTCCCCAATAGCTGTAGCCAAGGGTGCTGAGTAACTGGTGAGGTCTACTGTGAAAGACTTCTTACCATTAGAAAGGATACCCTGACCAAGGTCATAGAAGTGTAGTGTCTCACCTACTTGAGCTACCAAGAAGTTCAGACCACCATCACCACCAACAGCCTCCCAAGTGTATGTGGAGACCTCAGCAGTCCTCCATACAGACGTGGTAATATTCAGGGTAGTCAGAGCATAGGAGGTTTCGAAGTTAATACCATAACGTCTGCGTCTGTTCCCTTTAAGGAATAGTTCACAGTTACGCTCATCTACTGAGGCATCCACAGGGAATGTTAACTCAGTTGCTTCAGTAATCAGACCCTTGTTAAAAGTAACATAAGGTTTAATCTGTTCAGCTTGTGGCATTTACTTCCTTACTTCTTTTTAGCTCTGATACCTTTAGGTTCGTAGTCAGGGTCACCAGTTCTTGCAGGTTTCATGTTAGTAATGTAATGCTCGACTGCATACTCTACTCTGTCTCTGCTAGTCCAACGACTCTGGAGGACTGCTGGTAGCTCACCACCCTTATTCATCTTAACTAACCATAAGCCATGCTGGTCTGTGTATAGCTCAAGTTCTTTACCTTTTGGTGTTAGGTAAATATCAGGGTTAACGACAGCCTTAACGTCTTCTTCCAAAGTTTCTGCTAGTTTGGTCATAGCCTACTTTCCATTTATCTTTCTGTAATCTTACTGACTGTCTCTTACTCTTCTGTTCTTCTTTGGCATTAGGGGTCTGCTTCTGGTTGATGAAACAAACTGACTTAGCCTCTGCCAGTAACTTGGGGAACATATCAGCTGGCATATCAGGGACGAAAGCATCGGTGTGAGTCCATGTAGTTAGCTTTACACCAAAGCACAAAGTCTTCGAAGCCTGAAGTGTAGAATCAACTGCACTATCAAACGCATCGAAGACTAGGGTAACATCATCAAAGGAAGTATAATACTCAGGGTCCTTGTCATTCTTGATAAGAAGTTTAACACCCGAGTCATCAGTCACTGTCTGAACATTAGAGTCGTCGGAGTTCCTTGATAGTATTGTATCAAGAAAGTCCTCTGGTGTCAAGTACTTTATTTCCCTATAACTCAGTTGAGTATCCCCTGAGTTAATAATGTTGTACTTCAGGATATCCACACGGTCAACATCTGATGGTACTTCCATGTATGTGGGCTTTGAAGTATTCCCCAGGGCAGTCAAGGTAAAGAGGCTCTGATGTTCTGGTATTACCTTGTTAGTAACTAGGTCATCAAAGGTCTCCCTAATCACATCAGCAACTTCTAAGGCCTCAGTGGAGTCAGTGATAGAGTTAACCTCATCACTAGACATAGCACTTAAGATGTTCTGTGTTAGGGACAGTAGTGTCTGTTTAGCCATCTTAATAGTTACTCCTTAGTTGTTTAGCGTCCTGGACTTTCTGCTGCGTTGCTTGCGCCTGTTGGCATTATTCTGGGTTCGTCGGGGTACTCGTCACCTGCGAAAGCCCGCTTGCCGATGTAGTCCAGTGATTGCCTTCACCCGAAGTATCTGTTCCAAGGTCAGCGCCAAGTGAACTTAGGCCCGCGGTTTCATACAGTAGTTCCCACCCATTAGTACCGTACGACCCATCATATGCCTTGGCTTTCCAGTTACCTGTATCTGCGTCAACTTCACCCGACACACCAGTGATTGATCCATCTTCTGCGTTGCAATACGCGAGATACCCGTAAAGGTCGGCTGTACCGTTTCCCCGGCGACCAATATAATGCGTGACGCTCCCGGCCTCATTCCATAGATTATCGTACCCAGATGCAGGGAAACCGCTTACAGATGAAATAGCGACTTCAACACCGTTGACAAGCACCGCGACACCGTTTGCATAAACAGTCTGATCTGTGTCTATGATAACTTCTATATCTTGAAAACGAACATCCCGAAAAACCATATCTGTTGTGATGCGCCAAACCCACACGCCGCCAACGACAACACCGACTTCTAGTTTGTCAGTAGACCTAAAAGTAATTTCGGCGTACTCATTTGCAGAAATCCAAGGACATAAAAGGCATTGTTCGGCACCTAATATTTCCCGTTGGTGGAAGAATTTATAGCGTGTTAGTTTTGCATTTCCAGGCGAAGAGAACGATTGCGACATGTATCCGTTTGCACCATCGAACAAGGCAGCGTTGGCGATGGTGTATTCAGACAGCGAACCAGCAACAGCCATCAGCATCTTTTGAGATATGCACCCCATTATGCAAATCCTGTCCCTGCGAGGAAGCCGTACCAGTTAGTTCCATCCGACACAAAAGTATAAATCTCAATGGCAGCAGCAGCCGTTGGAGCCACACCACTGGGCCAGAGGATAGTCCCTGCCCAGGTAATCTCTGTGCCGTCGTCATGGATGATGGTGAAGGATTTACCTGCTGTAGCCGTAGGCATGGTGATGGTGATAGCGGCGTTACATGAGTAGACCGTACCCTCTGCCGTGATGGAGGGGGTGAACGATGTAGCCTTAGTGGTTTGTGTTTCAGTGATAGGGCCAAATGTTTGGTCGCCTGTGAAGGTCTGATCAACATCCAACTTAGCAGTGTCCACATCATAGGCCTGTACATCAGAACCAATAGCAACACCTAGGTTAGACCTTGAAGTAGCTGCTGAGGACAGATCAGACAGATCATTAGAACTGAGGAGATCACCGACACCGTACTGAGTCCAGGTAATAGCAGTGGTCTCAAGAGTACCCCCTGAGTTATTGGTTGAGATATAGATAGTGTCAGCAGCTACAGATCCCTCTTCAACCGGGACAACAGCAGAGACCAGCTTATCCCATGTATCACTATCAGAGGTTCTTACCCAGTCCCCTGACCCAGACGTGTAGATACCATTTTCATCTTGTGCTGTGTTAGCCTTAACCAAGACTCTACTCGTAGAAGTAAGTTTACCATCAAGGGTCTGCTCTCCTGATAAGGTGATGTTTGCTGTGGTGGCACAGAGGACAGACTCTTTCCATTTCATCCCGGCAGCGGCAGCCTGAGCAGCCAGGGCAGAGATGGAGGCATTAGACTCTGAAGTAGCTGAGTTGGTCTCTGAAGTACCTGCGTTGGTCTCTGAAGTACCAGCGTTGGTCTCTGATACCAGGGCAGCAGCAGCAGAGGCAGCAGCGGCGGAGAGGGCACCTCCACCATAGTTATCATCACCATACTTCTTAGTAACAGCATCTTGGTTGTTGGTTGGGTCAGCAACATTGATTACCTTGTTAGAGTTAAGGTCAATGTCTGCTTCCATTGTGTTAGGGGAAGTCCCATCTCTGCTAAGGGTATTCTCCAGAGCCGCCTCAGTAGCAGCGTTGTTATTGTTGATAGCATTGACAGCAGAGGTCTCATTAGAACTTAGCTGTGTCAGGTCAGTCAGTGTAAGTTTAGCCATATTAGGTAAGTCCTATCTTCTTAGCCATTGTTACAATCAAGGCACCACCAGCTGCACCAGCGCCAGCAGCATAGCCAGCAAACTTAGCCTGTTTCTTTTCAACATCAGATAGGCGGGTATCCACCTTATCAATTACTTTGGCGAATCTATTCAGACTATCAGCAATGGCCTCATGAGATCCTTTGAGTTCACCAACAGCCAGGAGGATATCTCTGTCATCCATTATGAAATATCCATAACAACAGTTAAGTGGGCATGTGCTCCTGAAGTGTTGGTCTCACCACCACAGACAATCTCAAGGGCCTGTCCCTCTGTCACTGTATTCAAAGCTGAGGGTGTACATGAATCAACATCACCAGCAGCTGAGCCTGAGAAGGCAATAGTAATAACACCACCTGTTATAGCCACCCCCCCAATCTTAGAAGTCAGTGTAGTATCGGTGGTGGCAATAGAGGTATCAGTCACTGAATAGATCTTTGTTATATCACCAGCCCATGGGAGTACAAGAAAGTGAGAAGCAGCTGAACTTAGATCATCAATAACAAATTCTAATGAGACTTCATTTACATTCTTAATAGAGTTGGTATCAATAGAGTCTGCTGTGATCTTCTCCCAAGTACCTGAACCAGCTCCATCAGCTACGTAGATCTTATCAGCTGTGGCAGCAGCTGCACCTTTAGGCTCATGTAGTGAAGCCCCTGTTAAGTTCTTATGTTCCACATCAGCCATATTATTTACCCCAGTTTAATTATTCCTAGATAACACCTAAGAACGGGGAAGCCCTATGAAGGACCTCCCCAGACTTAGTAGTTATCAGACACGATACTTGATAACCAACTCACCAGCACCTGCCGTGTAGGCTGCGGTACCGTAACCAAAGGAAACAAACTGGGGTCTACCAGCTGTACCTGTGATCGTGGTACCAACAACAGCACCAGCACCTGCAAGTTTAGCATCAACAACCAAAGCTGCCAAGGCGTGATCAGCAGACTTAATCAAACCATCTGCATCCGATACCGTGAAGGTACCATCACCATCGTCGTTGAACAAGCCAACTTCAAGGGTAGCAGCACCTGCAGAGGTAAAGGCCGTACTCACGTAGAGATCACAGGACTCAATACGAGCACCTGAGGGGATAGCAATCTCTTGTGTGATAAGAGTCGAAGAAGCCGTAGCTGGAATCAGCGTAGCATCTGTGATAGTGACAATGATTTCTCTCAAGTCACCATCAGTTTCTAGTTCACCATGAGGAGCATTGGCGGATTTATCCAAACCAAACTTCACCTGTAGGCCATCGTCGTTTACACCATTAGTCCAAGCAGACATATCTCTTTACTCCCTTATTCAACTTTATCATTATCGGAAAGAACACAAACGAGGTTCTCTGGGCGATAGAGCTTGACACCATAACGAGCGGTGGTCACATACTCATCACGCTGCAAGTCCTTGTTATAATCCGAATCTACCTGAGGCATCTGACGCCATGCACCAACGAAGGGCAGAACATCCGAAGCAGCAGAGAAGAACAGGTTAGCTTTACCAGCTGCCGTAGTGGCACCAGCGCTGTCAATCTGCTCATTAGCATCAGCCAAGTTGTTAGAGACGTAGACGTCGAAGCCATAGACGTTCTTAACAAAGCTCATACCAGTTGCAATACCGTCAGCAACAATACCTTCCCAACGTGGGTTGTTCGAAACATTAGTCAAGTTCGACAATGTATTCAAGGTATACTCAACAGAAGGATCGACAATAGCAACCAAGTTCTGATCAGGGACGTTAGCCACCTTCAGAGCATGTCTGGCACGGGCGAAGTCTTTCAAAGCAATGACCTCGTCAGTACCAGTAGCAACATAGCGATGCTTTGCACCATTGATCAGGTTGCCGTTAGAAGCAGTCTGCTGGGATTGAAGACCCAAGACATCAGCTTCAACACGTTCCATGATAGCACGGTTCTGCTTAGGCACGAAGGAAGCAGCCAGTTGGTCCATATAGAAACCATCTTGCTTATTCTTATTCGTGATGTAGTTAGCCGAAGACAGATACTCGGTGATCGAGAACTGGAACTCGCCAGCGTCAAGAGCACGATACTTAACAGCATCATTCTCGGTATAGTCATCCGCCAATGCATCACCGATGGAAGGGATAGTAAACGTATTACCATCGGGGAATTCATTCAGCCAATTGACGTAGTTCGTACCTTGAAGTTCATCCTTCAAAGTTTCTTTAAGTTGCGAAGACCATAGTTCAGAACGAATCAGATGGTCAGAGTTACCAGTGTGCATAGCCATATTTAATTTCCTTTATGTTAGCTATTATTAAGTTCAGTCTTCTTCAACTCAAACATTTCTCTCTGAGTCTTAGGAGACCAATACTGCTTAGGATCACTTTTTCTCATAGCAGAATAAGCTTCCATCGTACCTGCTTTAATCTCTGGTCCCTTATTATGAAGACCTTCCGTGTTTTCACCACCCGATTGGGCAGCAGGAATAGGGGTAGCTTTAGCATCTACTCCCAAGAGTTTAAAGAACGCATCAGGACTCTTAGCTGCAGCGTCTTTCAGGAAGTCTACTCCAACTCCCAATTCACTGGCTTTCTGAGTAACCATCTCTGAGGCTTTGTCTGCTCCATAGATCTCAACCATTTTGTTATTGGCTGTGGCTACATTGGACTCGGTGGTTTCCTTGTCCTTCTCTCCAGTGAGTACCTTTCTAACGACTTCCGAGATATCCTCTACACTAGTCTGAGAACTGGTGTTCTCCTCATTTCGTGGGGCTTCAGCTGCCCGCCGATTGATCTCTTCCAGTACCTGCTCAGAAGTTAGGCGTTTATCTAGATCTTCTCTAAGTCCATTGACTTCACCTTTAAGCTGCTCAATGAACTTATCAGATTCTTCTTTACCCTTTGCTAAGTCTTCGACTGTTGCAAACTTCTTACCTTCACCAACTAAGTTCTCAAGAGGTGCAGCTGGGTCAGGTGTAATAACAGGTTGTTCGTTCTTATCATCGAATACGGTCATTCGTTGTTCTCCAAGTTGATGAGGTTGGTCACCTCGTTAAGTGCCCTGAGATACCCGGCCTTGTCAGCCTGACGGTATGCCCATGAGGGCTGATCATAGTCAGTAGTTGAACTCTTCAGTTGCTCAGCTGCCTTCTTATCTACGATCTTCTTCAGTACATCTAAGACCCCAATGGAACCATAGATGTACTTGATTAATTTCTCTTTCTCCTCAGTAGACTTTAAGTGTGCAGTCCACTTGGTGGATAATCCTTTTGGTCTAGAGAGTGCCGTCATTAAGACCTTCCATAGTAGCCTTCTCCTGAAGGAGCTGCTCTTGGTTAGAATTAATAGACCTCTGTGTCTCAGCCTGTTCAGTTACTCTGATGTTCTTTTCAACCAATCCAAACTTCTCAAAGCCTAACAACTCTTCAACAGCCTTGGCAATGCCAATACCTGAGATGTGTGCGTTGATTGCTGGGTCCTGCCCCATGGCTGAGTTGGCAAACCCATTAAGGTTCTGGAACATCTGGGCTTGCTTGGCAAAGTGTCTGGCCCCCATAGGACGGAGCTTACCATTGGCTGTTAAGTCTTCTTTGGTAATCTTCTCAAAGAGTGCAACATCCATCTCATCATCCATGACCCTGATAAGGTCTGCCTGATTCATCTGTCTACGGGAGACTTCCAACATATCATTCAAGATCTTCTCTACGAAGGTCTCTTCAAAGTATGAAGTCTTATTCTGAAAGATCCTACCTGCTGCGTTCTCTAAAGTTTGTACTTCAAAGGCAGTCTTCTCACCTGGGGTTCTGATACCCATGGCTTGCTTAGGAGCACCAGCATACTCTTCCATCCTATTCTCAAGGACCTGGATCTGGATGTCAGCATTCAGTGCAGTTACATCTGGGTGCATAAAGGTCACATCACCCTCGTCACTTGTATAGATTCTCTCGTTAGGTCCGTAGTCAAAGTCCTCTACCTCACCCCTGATCTTCAGAACTGGGTAAGCCACCATATCAAAAACGTCTGCCTTCAGATTCTCAAGATGGTCAATGCGGTATTGAATACCAACAAGGTTTTCCAGAGGACCCATTGAGTAAAGGTTGTCAGGGCGTTGTCTCCATCCAGTATGTCTGATACCAGAACCAACCTTCCATGAGGGGTTAGGTACCTTTCTAATAACATGGGTTCTGTCTACAACTGTGATGATGTGGTTCTTGAAGAAGTCCCCTGTCTCTCTGTCATAGAGGTCTCCATGGAACTCAAGGATCTCAATAAAGTCTGAGGAGTAATACTCCAGTGCAGTACCAAAGCCATCAATCATGAAAGCCTCAGCTTTAACTGAATCTCCAGAGGTCAGGGAAGTAATCTTAGTTCTATTCTCTAGGGCTAGGGTAAGAGCCTCTTCCAAGTAGCCTTGATCTAGGTGGTCTTGGATGTCAGCTTTAAGTTCACCCACGCTCTTAACAGTTCGGATAATCTTTGGGGCTTTCTCAAAAGAGGAAGCAAGTGGATTAAAGACGATGTCATTGGGGGAGATCCTAACTGGGCGTGGGCCTAAGAAGCCTGGGATAACTTCCCCAGTAGCTTCATCTTTGATAGATTCATCAACGTACTCTGTGGTTGCAAAGACATTACCATAGTCAATATAGTCTAAGACAAGCTGAGACATGATAGTAATGAAACCACCCATCCTGGTCTTGTTCTCCATATAGGACTCGATGGTAGACTTCTTCTCCTGGGTCTCTGCATCCTTATCAGAGCCTAGCCACTTCATCCAGTTATCGTTGGGGAAGAGGGCAGCCATATAGTTGGCATGTAAGTTGTCTCTGATCTGACAAAGCTTAGGGAGGGTTGTTGAGTTCTTCCAGGGGAGGGTAGCGTTTGTGGTGGTAGTGGTATCAGTGGCAAAGATATAGTTCCTGAGTTCACGCCACCCAGCTTGCTGTTTAGATCTATCCTGTTCCCAGATCGTGTACTGTTGACCAATCTGATTAGCCAACGGCTCAGTAAGGATAACATCTGAAAGGTCTAAGGTTCTACCTGCCATCTAGCGGACACCTCCGAATCTGGAATGGGTTTGAATGCTGACCACATTCCTATGCTGTCTCTTGACAGATGAGGGGGCCACAGCGGTCTCTACCACAGCAGCCAAGGCATCTTTAACGTCATCATGTGCAGGATGTTCCAACATTAATTCTTCTTCAAGGATTTGACAGTTACCACCTTCGTAGTGCCACATGGTATAATTCTCGTACCTGGGTTCAAGCACGGCGGCAATTCTTTCTTCTTTAGCTCCTGAGTGTCTGGTTGGACGGTGATCCTCAATAGATAGGGCGAGACCATGTTTCTTTATATACTCCGTCTTAAGTTCTTTCACAATAGCTGACTGAGCCGCTGTAACCTCTGCTCTTAACTTCCTGAAGTCCCACTTAACATGGAGCCTCATGATCTCTTCGAAGTACTCTCTGATCTTCTCAACCTTAAACCTGGAGATGTCTAAGATGTAGATGTTATGATCGGAGTCAATACCAATAACAACAATTGCTGTATAGTCTGCCTTCTTAGATAGTGAATAGGCAAAGTCAATAGAGGCAAATACATTTAACCTTCTATCCTTATAATACCACAGACCACTGTCCCTTGTCAAGTACTTTTTATCATAGTACTGAAATAAGTCTGGGTTTACTCTTTGTCCATCTGGATCGTTGGGGTCGTTGTAGTACTGTGCTCTGAACTGTGTCTTGTCAAGGTACTGTGCTCTTTTCTTAGCCAGGATAGCTCTGTCGAACCCGAAGTACTTGCCATCACCCCTAGACTGACGAGGCCAGAGGAATTCTCCAGTGCCATCTCCACGGTCCTCAACAGCCCTCTCAAATAGTTCATACACTGGTTCTTTATGTATGACATCACCTTCATCATTATAAACTTCTGCTTCCATAGAGATAAGATCTGAGTAGAGGTCTTTAGGGTGATACCTTGTACCTACCACCCACTGTTCAGCCTCAGCACCCTCAATAGATGCCAGGAGGGAATACTGGGACCTGACCTTGTTCCTCCCCTCCTGTGTATATGCATTCTCAATAACAACAACATCATCCAGGACTGATACGTCACAATGCATCCCTGTAAGGCTGGTGGTCAGGCCACCTGTGAATACAGTTGGATCTCTGACTCCCTCTTCTTTCCTCAGGGGGTGATCTACTGAGATCTCAGAGTTAGTCCACTTCTCCCTCTTACCCTCTTCTTTAAAGATCATATCAGGCCAATAACGTCTGTAGATGTCAGAGGTCAGGATATCCTTGATAAACTTTAATTGTTTCTCAGCGAGGTTAGCTGTGGAGGAGATGTATAGGATACGGACTGAGGGGTCCACTGTGATCCTCTGAGCGACCCTGTAAGCTACCATCCTGGACTTTTGGTGGTCACGGGGTAGGAGGCCTAGCTGATGGCTCTTGTGGCCCTCCCTAGTCCATCTACGGAGGAGTACTTCATGGATGGATCCTAAGATAGTCTTGGGGGCTATAAGCTTGATGAATGTGACTAGGTCTGCCTCAGCAGCTTCCTTGATCTGGAGGTGCCTGTCATCTAGGGGTAAGGACATTAGTTTAATCCTTGTGGAGTGGTCAGACCTAACCGTTCAAGGTCATCAGTTAAGTTCTGTTCAACCTTGGCAGCTTTCTTCTTCTCACCTTCAACTTCAGCATTGGTAGGTCTACCTCTCTTGGGAAGCCACTTCTTCTCTGCTATGTATGCAGCTGCTGAGGTCTTGGAAGATCCCTTCCCAGTCTTAGCCTCCTCAGCAATGCTTACCAGGGCCTCAGAGGTCATCTTAATCTCTAGTTCAGTATTCCAATGATCAAGGTACTCCTGGAACCATGGGGCCTTTGAGAGTTTAAGCCAGTGATCCCATTCACCTAGAAGGGCCATACATGCACTGTAACCAGTGGGATCTTGGTGCTCCATGTACACCCTCTTAAAGGAGATGTAAGTAGTATCACCCTTAGTAAAGTCTTCAGTCTTAAGGGTAAAGATAGGAGGGTATTTGGTTCTGTCAACATTTGTATTGTACTGATCATGGAACAGGGAAGCTGTCCTGTATCTGCCTATTGAGTCTTTAAGTTCTGGCTTGTAGTCTTCTAAAGTCTTAGTCTGTAAGGTCTTCATCATGGTCTATGGTTCCCTTGTTAAATGGCTAGGATGGTAGGACTCGAACCTACGACAAGGAGATTAACAGTCTCCCACTCTACCAACTGAGCTACACCCTATTATAAGAATAAGACATCTGAAAGGTTAAGACATCTCCCTCTTTAAAGTATCTATAAAGGATCTAAGTGTTTAAAGTACTATAAAGATCTTTAATGAATCTAAGTGTTTTTATTCTTAATAATAATTCTTTATATGTTTATCTTAGAAGACTCAATCTCTTTAGACCTTCTAAGTACTATTATACTGTGTATCTGTGTAGATGTCAAGAGTTATTTTTCAGTCCTCCCTAGATCTGAGAGTTTCTATGAGAAATTTAGAGGGTCTGTTTCTCTTTGAACACAAGAAAGACAACCCCCTGAGTACCCCCAAGAGCTTACAAGGAACTACAAAGTCTTTGTGTGGTACCAGGAAAACTACCAAGTACCTATGGAGTTACTATGGAGACACTGTGACATATTTATCACACTAGTGACTTAAAAGACTCAATAGTTCTCGTTAGTGACTGAGTGAGAACAAAGGTAGAACACCCAGACACCCCACAGCAACCATGTAGTACCATGATATTTAACACAAAGAACTATGTAGTTCTCCTCTATTCTTGGCATGGTTATTGCTATTGCAACCCTAATGCCATCATATGTGCTACCATTGTACTACTATAAGAAATGCTTATATAGTCCATATAGACTATTTACTTCTTTGAAGTGATCTGCCATACTACAAGGGACTAGAAAAGGGTATTGAGTTACCTGGTGCTACTTAGGCATTTAACTGAATTAAATAGGATTATTCAACATGACAAAGACAAACACCCAAGCAAAAACAAAAGCCCCTAAAGGTGTTGAGGCGGCTATTGACCAAGCGGTTCATACCTTTGTACAGATCGCCCATGATAATGACACAATGGAGACTGCAAAGGAATCTAAAGGTGATCAAGCTAATGCCCTAGTGACTACCACCCGCGACGCTGATTCCCTTGGGACAACCCCGGCGCACTTCTTTGAAAAGGTATGGGAAGTCATGGGCTACAATACCAAGGCGTTCGACGCAGTTACTCAAAAGACCATTGTGATTGAGCGTGCAAACGGTAAAGCCCCTGCAACAATGAGTGTATACCGTTCAAAGATTGTTAAAGCATGGGACAATAACAAGCGGACAATGGTAGGTATTCAAAACTTCAAAGACGTTACACGCTTGGTAAACCCAAAGTCAGCCTTGGAAGAGGAACTGACCCAAGCCCTAAAGAACGTCGGACAAGCCGCACGTAAGGCTACAAAGAAGAATGAGTCATTTGCACGGTATGCTATTGACGCCATGAATAAGCTGGTTAGTGAATTGAACCAAGAATAAACAGACTACCAAGCCACTACAGAGTACCCTTACAGGCCATTAACTTGGCTTGTGAGGGGCTTTGTGCTGTCTGCTATCTAGCACCCTATTTAATTGAGTTAAACACCTATCATCATAGGCTATTTAATTGAGTTAAACAGGTTGGAAGGGAACACAATACAATATGCCAGCACCTAAGATGATTGAGAGAAGCCCTGGATATTATACAGTGACATATGACAGGGAAGGGGTTGGGGAAGTTAAACCTCATGGCCTGAAATATATCTTAACAACGATTGAGAAGGGTCATCCTACCTATGTATGTAACGGGATGGATGAAGTTGTCAGGCACTTACATAGTGTTGACTGGCGTAGCATGGTGGGTAAGAACCCACTGTATCCTAATAGATAAGGAGAACTACAATGACTGATGATGAAATGGACTACGAAGGAAGCTACCAAGCCAACTTTGAAGAGGCCAAAGGGTTACTAATGAGTGACGCTTATGCCCTTGATCTTGATGATGAAGAGGATAAGTAACATGCTAGTAGCTGACCTTGTAATCTATTTGTTCTTGATAGGTCTTGTAATGGTAGGGTTTACCTGTCTTACAATGTTAATTGAACACTTAAACAAAGGAGACTTTTGATATGAAGAAACTTGTAAAGGTAGAGGAAGTTGAAGGCGAAGGCTTGATAGGTCTTATGGGTGAGGTAGTAACGCTTATGTGTGGGTGTTACTTCTATACAGGTAAGTTGGTAGGTGTCAATGATACCTGTGTGAAACTAGAAGATGCTGGTGTAGTGTATGAAACAGGATCATTCTCAGAACCTAAATGGAAGGACATGCAAAAGCTACCAAATGACTGGTATGTACAGATAGTAGCTATCGAGTCTTTTGGTGTTCTAAAATGATAACATCAAAGATAAAATATAGGTCTTGGTCTGGGTCTGGGTCTAGGTCTAGGTCTGGGACTGGGTCTGGGTCTTGGCCTTGGTCTGGGTCTGGGTCTAGGGCTGGGTGTTGGTCTGGGTCTTGGCCTTGGTCTAGGTCTGGGTCTGGGTCTGGGTCTTGGCCTTGGTCTGGGTCTAGGTCTGGGTCTGGGTCTTGGTCTGGGTCTTAAATAAGGAGTAACTCAGTATGTCTATTGATTATTTATACTTAGATCAGATTCACTAAAGGAAGGAGACTGAGGATGATTAAGAAATGGGAAAGGGTTATCAAGATACATGAGGGTGGGAACTGTGATACTACATGCCCATACTTCGAGAGTATCTATGAAGTAGACTTTGGACAGTGGTCTGAATGTCAGCTTGGTAATAACTCAGAGGACTCAGAGTACTGTCCACTGTATGATAATGTCTTTGACTTTGACACTACACTTCAAGAGGAACTGGACAGGGCTGATGAGTCCTACATAAAGGCTATTGAACAGTCAGATTTAGAAGAGGATTAATAACATGAAGAGTATAGTCACAGGCTACAAATCAGAACCTAAAGAGTTACCATATCCTAAGCTGATGGTAAGTAAAGTGAGTGGGACGGTTGTCTTGTTTACTAAGCTTGGTAGTGGTACTATCGTATGTGAAGGTTATAATGCCTACTGGACTAATGGTATGGGTAGTTCAGGTTTTAGAATGGATAACTTCCAAGACTTCGAAGGTACTGTGGAGTTATCTAATGGGTGAAGCAAGGGTCTTGTACCCCCTGATCTACACAGTAATGTTCACCGTAGCTACCTTTCTACACAGTAATGTTCACCGTAGCTACCTTGATCATCATGTTTGCTCAACTACAGAGGAAACAGAATGAAGGTATAGCTATCAACTATCAAGTACTCCGGGTGTTGACTATCACTACCCTTATAGCATGGGCTGGGACAGTTACTGTCTGGGTACTTGTGAGTAACTAAGGAGTAACTATAACATGGTACGCTTCAAAGATATATTGATTGACAAGTGGAATGACCTGTACTATGAAGCCCTCGGTGATGGTGTTACTGAAGAGGAAGCCACAGCATACGCTGACACTCATGCTGAACAGGCAGCACAAGATTACATTGAGGACTGGGCAGATGCTCAGTATGAGGCTCAGAAGGATAGGTTTATGGAGGACTGAGACATGTTGATTAAGAAACATAAAGAGACTAGAGGGAACACAGCAGGGCATACATCATGGTATCTGTTGGGTTTCTTATTAGTCTATCGTGTTTATAATAACTGTAACTGAAACGAGGCCAATATGACAGAGGTTGAAAAGCTATTTAAACGCCTGAAAGGTGTTAGAAACATGGGGGTTACTCTTGGCGATGGTGAAAATATCACCGCCGAAGATGTGGCGCGGGAAGTGAACAAGGCACTTGACCAGATAGAATGAAACTTAGGGAGGGTTTGAACATGGATAAGAAGTTTGAGTTAACATCTGAAACAGTCGTCCAATGTGGACGCACGCTATACCGCATCAAGGCTCTGATTGACTTCTCAACAGTCAAGGCGGGTGACCTCGGTGGGTTTGTTGAAAAAGAAGGCAATGTCGGGGTGTACGGCGATGCCAGGGTGTACGGCGATGCCAGGGTGTCCGGCGATTCCAGGGTGTACGGCAATGCATGGGTGTCCGGCGATGCCAGGGTGTACGGCGATGCCAGGGTGTACGGCGATGCATGGGTGTCCAGCGATGCCAGGGTGTACGGCAATGCATGGGTGTCCGGCGATGCCAGGGTGTCCGGCGATGCCAAGCAAGCACCACTCACAATTGGCGGGTTACACTGGCTTGTCACGGTCACAGATAACCACATCCGCATCGGCTGTGAATTTCACGCCATCAAGGAAT